CGCCGGCTCGCTCACCGAAAAGGCCGGCGCGATGAAGGCACTTGTTTCGCTCGGGTTCACCGAGGAGAGTGCCATTGAAGCCCTCGGACTCGACGCGCTGGAATGGGTTAAGCCGGTTCCGCTGCCGGTTCCTGTCGTGGACACGACCGGTCTATCCGTTACCGTCGCCGATACGAGTCGGAGCGACATGGCGCAGACGCAACAGACCGTCGCCAAGTCGTACAAGTCTGCCGCCGAGACATCCCGCGACAACGTGACCGACCCGGCCACCGTGCGGGCCCGAGCTCGTCTGCAGGCGTTCTTCACGGACCAGAAGCAGCGCGTCATTCACAACCTGCGTCAGTCGCTGCCGGCCTCAAAGGCTGACCGGATGAAGGCCGACCCGACGTGGTGGGATGCGGAATACGAGGATGCGGAACTGACGCAAGTCCTCCGTGAGCTGTACACCGGCGTCGGGCGCGGGGCGCTCCAGACCATCTCCGATACGCTCGGTCGGGCCATCGTCAAGGGAGCCGTCAACTCCGTCATCGCCGATCTTCTGGAAGTCGGCGGGCGACGCATCAAGGGCATCAACGACGTGACGCTCCAGGCCATCACCATTGAGCTCGCGGAGGGGACCCGCAGGGGCTACAGCATCCCGCAACTCATCGACGGTGTACCCGATGAAGGCTACCGTGGCATCGCCAACCTGACCGGCTTCGATGATGCTCGGGCCGAGACGATCGCCCGGACCGAGTCGATGCTGTCGTATAACCGGGCTACCGTCGACGGCTATGGGGAGTTCGGTATCACCACGCTGCTCGCATATGACGGCGACCAGGACGAGGCGTGCGCCGAGCGCAACGGGCAGGAGTTCAGCATCGCCGAGGCGCAGGACATCGAGGACCACCCCAACGGGACGCTCGTCTGGTCGCCGGTCGTGGACAAGTCGTACCACGAGCCGGATACATCGGTGTGGCTGGATGCGATCAAGGCGCTGGCTGAACGTCCCGTGCCGAACGTCTACATCACGCCTGCGAACGCCCCCGACATCGTGGTCCCGATCACCGTCGGCGATGGCACGGACCCGTCGCATGTCTACGTCAGCAACGCCAGCACCGCCTCGTTCACCGAAGCTATCCATGAACTCACGGAACTGATGCGGACCCCGAAGCGGCAGTCCATCATCCGCGACGCGGCGGGCCATATCATCGGAGTGGAGTCGGTATGATCCCCATCCTCGACCCGTCCGCGATGTGGTACTGCCCGAACTGCCCGAACGAGGCTCGGCTGCCGTTCCCGAAGCCTGGACAGGTCCACCTCCACATCTGCATGGGTCTGCGTGGCCTGTCGGCTCCGATGCTCCCGGTAGGGACGCGGGCGAAGGTCGAAGCCCGCGAACGTGAGGACTACGTCGCAGGTGAAGTGGTCCAGCTCGACCCGGAGTTCCAACGTCCCGTCATGTCGGTCGTCACGACTCGCGATGACGGGCAGGACGCCATCATCTTCGCCCCGATGGCGACCGCCAACGCGAAAGTAGAGGAGAGGTAAGGACATGGCATGGACCGACAGCCGAGTCTACGGCGCATTCATGACGGACTCGTTCGCCGGGACTGCTCTGTTTGACATCAACTCCCACACGATCAACGTGTCGCTCAACGGCACGGGCGCGACGCCTGACAAGAACGCCGTCAGCGCCAGCACCGCGTACAACACGGGCGGCTTCGCGACTGACAAGCTGACCGATACCGGCACGTCCGCCCCGGCAGGCTGGCCGACGGTCGGGCGTCCGTTGGTCACCCCAACCTGCACGTTTGCGACAGGCACCGTGACGTTCGATGCGGTCGATACCGCCAGCGCGAACGCAGTCACGACGATCACGGCGGCCTTCGGGTGTCTCGTCTATGACGACACGCTCGCGGCTCCGGTCGTCGATCAGGGCATCTGCTTCAACTACTTCGGAGGAACGCAGACAGTGACCCTAGGCACCCTAACTCTGGTCTGGCATACGTCCGGGATCTTCACCGTCACGTTCTAGATGGCGACCCTGACCAGCGCCGGTTCTATCTGGAACACGACGGCGGATAGCAAGACCGTCACGGCCACGCCAGCCGTAGGCGACCTGATCGTGGTCGTCGCCTCCTCGTCTGGCCTCGCGGGTGGCACGACCGCCGTGACCGATGACAACTCGTCGGGCACCTATACCCAGGTTGACTCCGACCGCACCGGCTTCAGTACGACCGGCGTGCTGACCGTCTGGGTGCGAAACCAGTTGATCGCGGCGGCATCCTCGACCATCTTCACCATCGCGCAGGTCGGATCGAGCGGCGGCGGCGGTGTGGTCTACCGCGTAGCGGGTATGAGCTCCGTCGGCGCGGAGGCGGTGCGCGGGAACGGCGGCCAATCCACCGGGACGGCTGGCACCACGCCGGCACCCGTCCTGTCGGTCACGCCACTCCTCGACAACCCCATCATCACCGCCGTCTCCAACGGCACCAACGGCGGCGGCGTGACGTATCGCGCGACCTACGCGGATAACGGCCCAGCGGGCTACAACACCCCCGCGACCGGCTTGGAATGTGGCTTCGTCAACAGCGGCGAGACGACAGCGACTATCACTTGGGGCGGTACCTCGGCCTCAGCCTTCGCCAGCGTCGCCATCGAACTCGACGCCTCTCGCGTCCCGCGCTTCACTTCATATCCCCAACTCCTCGCCCACTAGGAGGCCTGCATGGGTGCCATCTACTCCGTCGTGATGTCGAACCAGACCATCATCGCTAGCAGCGAGATGGTGACGATCACCGCCGCGACGGCCATCACGTCACGCGCCCATACGATCCGCATCCTGCGCGCCTGGTGCGCCCAGACCGCGACCGAAGTGAGCGAGCAGCTCGGCATCCAACTGTGCCAGCAGGTGACGGCGTTCGGGACGTTCACCGGCACGACTCCGACCCCGCACATGATCGGCGGCAATGCTTCGGGTATCGCGGCCGGGACGGCCCAGGCTGCCGCAACATCGGGCACCGACGCTTCCGCCAATGCCGCGGGTGCCAAGACGGCCATCATCACTGACGGCTTCAATAACCTCAACGGCTGGTTATGGGTGCCGGTCCCGGAGGAACGCATCCTCGTCACGGCGGGCCTGACCATCTCCCTCGCCATGATCGGTACGGCTACGGCCCTCGGCAACTGGTCGGCAGGCATCACGTTCGAGGAACTGAACTAGAGGTCTAGCGTATGCCTGGCCTCTTTCGTAGACCTCCACAACCGACACAGCGTATCCGCCGTGCGGCGACCATCCCGGAGCCGGCTCCCGCGACGAATGTCGATGTCGTCCAGACCTCAGCGGTCACGGCGACATCGCTCGACCCGTCGAAGCACGTCCAGCCGAACGCCGGACTCGCTACCGCAGCGGCTACGGCACAGACGCCGACCGCCAACGTCCAGCCAAGTGTCGGCACCGGGACCGGGGTCGCGACAGCGCAGCCCGTCAGCCTCGCTGTCTCCCCGGTCCCGGCAGTCGCTACCGCAGCGGCTACGGCACAAGTCCCGACCGCGCATGTCCAGCCTTCGGGCGGACTGGCTACCGCAGCCGCGACCGCATTCGATCCGGTCTGGACGGTCACATCAGCGACGAATGTCGCAGTCGAACACGCGACCGCCAACGCGACGGCATTCGCTCCCGCTGCACTCGTGGCACTCCCTGGCGGACTCGCGACCGCCTCAGCAACAGGACAGGCACCGACCGCCAACGTCAAGCCGTCAGTCGGACTGGCGACCGCGAATGCAACAGCCTTCGACCCGACGTTCAGCGCATCGGGTGCCGCGGTCAACGTCCCGGTCCAACTGGCAACGGCCAACGCGACCGCATACGACCCGACCATCACCAGTGGGGCTACCGTCGCGGGTGGCGGCGGGCTCGTCTACAACCCTCGCACCATCCCGGTCAAGCCCGTTCCGCCCGTGTTCGTGTCGATCACGGTCGGACACGCGACCGCGCAGGCGTGGGCGCATCAACCCGGCTTCGACTGGAACGACGACGAGTTCGCGCTCTCCCTGCTCCTGAGCGCCTAGAGGTGAACATGGACCCCCTGAAAGCCGAACAGCTTACGAGCGTCAAGTGGCGCGTCCTCGCCATCCCGTTCGGGGGACCGTTCGCCGGCGGGAAGGATCTTGACGGGGAGTACTTCTCGCCCCGCACCGACATCAAGGCCGACTGGTTCCCGACCCGTCCGGTGCTCTGGCATCACGGCGGCGACCAGGCCGTCAAGGACGCCATCCTCGGCACGGAAGACGAACTGGTCAAGGAAGACGACGGCTGGTGGGGGACGATGTGGCTCGACCGCTCGGCCCGCTACTGGGCGCAGGTCTCCGCGTTGCTCGCCGCCGGCAAGGTCTACGGCTCCTCCGGAGCGCTTGGGCATCTCGTCCAGAAAGCGAAGGACGGGGAGATCCTGACCTGGCCGCACATCGAACAGACCCTCACGCCGACCCCGGCGAACATCTTCGCTCGCGTCATCCCCGCGAAGGCGGCGGCTGACTTCACTTCATCCGGCATCAGCCTCGGGACTGACCTGGAGACGTACCTGTCATCGAAAGATGGTGGCGAGACTCCGGCGATGACCAAGCTGACGGAAGCACTCAACGATCTGGAACACCTACTCCGCGATGCTCGCTAGCGGGTTCAGAAAGGGAACCCTATGACTCAGGAACTGGACGAAAGGGTCGGGCAACTGACCAAGTCCATCACCGACCTCGCCACGGAACTCCGTGACAAGGCCGATATCCCGCTTGACCGCATCACCGCCATCGAGGCGGAGATCACTGCCAAGTCCGCGCTCATCGATGAGATGCGCGAGGAGAAGCGAGCCAACGAGGTCGAGTCCAAGCTGCACGAACTCGACGAGCGGGTCAAGGCGTTCACGCGCTCATCCGCGCAGGGCAAGGCCGCGGCCATCCTCGCCGGTGCGATGGGTGACAACGCCTCGGCGATGAAGAGCGTCGGGCGCTACAGCGAAGTCAACTTCCTGTCGGCCCTCATCAACCGTCGCTCGGGCGACACGGACGCGCAGGACTTCGTCAAGTCCGTCCTCGGCACATCGGTGGCAACTGGTTTGGCCGTTGTCCCGAACAACTTCGTCTCGGGGCTCGTCGAGCAGATCGCGGCGAACAACATCTACCGCGGCATCTTCCAGATGACGACCGGCGTCACCGGGGCTGGCGTGGACATCCCCTACGAGATCACGGGCATCACCGCTGCGCTGTTGCAGGGTGCCTATGGCTCGAACAAGGACATCCGCGACTTCAGCTTCGCGCGTGCCACTGCGACGCTCTACACCATCGCCCAGATCGCCGACGTCGGCAACCAACTGCTTCGGCAGAGCAATGGTGGCGCGGAAGCCGCTGCTCGGCGTCGGCTCGGCAAGTCCATCGGCATCCTCGAGGCGACCTACGTCACGAACGGCTCCGGTTCGTCCCAGCCGCTCGGCTTCTTCCCGGCGATCGCTGCCTTCGGCAACGTCGCAGCGTTCAAGACCACGCTCTCGTCCGAGCCTCGACTCGCGACCATCGGTCGTGGTATCGCGGCGCTCGAGACTCGCGGTATCCCTCGGGACAATCTCGTCGTCGTGATGAGCCCGACGGACTACTGGGAGACGGCAGTCGAAGGACTCGGCACCTCGTACGCGGGTGGCTGGGCCATCGATCCGTCGGGCGGCGCGGCTGCCAATCCGCCGATCACCTCCGCATGGGGCGTTCCGCTCAAGAGCGACCCGAACTGGCCGGCTGCGAAGGTGGGCACCGCGCTCATCATCGAGACGTCCGACGTGGAGATGTTCTCCGGTCAGGAATACCGGATCGATGTTTCGTCCGAGGCGGGCAGCCGCTTCGACCAGAATATCACCGGCTTCAGGGGCGAGGAAGAATTCGGCTTTAACGCCGAGCCCTACGTCCGCACCGGGC